CAGTTGGTGGTGTATCTACATTCTTATCGATCATAAAAGGTTATATTGCTTGATTTTATTTTAAATTTCAAAATAGGTTGTAATAATCAAAGTTTTATATTGTGGTTTTCTAAAACAATTACAGAAAATATCATATTTCAAAATCAATTTTTGACGAATTTTTGACGGCAATAAAAAAGAGGGTAGCAATTACGCTACCCTCAATTTGTTTATCTAGTTCTACTCACAAACCATACTCCAACTGTCAACTAACAGTTGATTGTTGCAATCCGTGCAACTCGGAGATATTTGGATCACCTACCATCTCACAACTTTTACTAATGCGGATGCACCTTTAAATTCTGAACCTTTAAAGTGCGCCAACCCCTCAAATCGTTTATCCTCATATCCTACTGTTTCGTATACCTCACCATTAGTCATTACTGTTACACCAGCTAATATACTATGCGGTTTATCTAGCTTAATTTTATAAACATCTACTTTTTGTTCATCTGTGTTAGCTACTACTGCCGTTCTATCAGATATTTCTGTAGCTGCTTTAGGTAAATTAGGGTTGCTATGTGCAATATCCTGTTTAACCTTTTCTGCAGCTTTTTCTACAGTAGGTGCTTGTGTGTAATAAGTCGCTACTGGTTGAGTTCTTTCCTTAATGGAAATAACTTCTTGTGCTTGTTGTTCTGTTACATGAATAGCCTTTGATAATTCTATAGGTGATTTAGCTTGTTGTTGTGTAATTACAACAGGCTTTTCAATCTGTTTTTGTTTATACAGATGATAGCACCCCATACACACTAATATAAATATAAACATCGGAATTAGCACCTGTGCGGTGCGTTTATGTGCTTTGATATAAGTTAGTACCTTACGTAGATAAAACATTCACCTATGCCCCCTCTACCTCTTCCATTAGCATTTTTAACGCTTTGAATTTCTCATCGGAAAATCTATTGTTTAGGCTATCCCTTAATGCACTACTATTCCATTCAAGGCTCATGCACGTATCATAGATGCCAGCGATAAGGTCATAATCAAACCGCTTATCATCAATGTAGGATAAGTTAGGCAACTCAATATTCAATGCCTTTTCCATTAGCTTTAATGCATCGTTGAACATATTGACGATTTCACCAGTACCATATTGTACCGCTCTACTCCACACTACATCCTTTAATGCATCAGAATGCTTTTCTACATTAAACATATTTTGTCTTAGGTACTCACACGCTACATCGTAGTATGCGGACTTGATATAGTCATGCTGCATTTTCTCAAAGCCTACCGCATCAAGTGTACCTAGTTCTTGCCACTTAGCAATAAAGCCATCAGAATTGATTTCTCCACTATCAATCAAGGCTCTTGCATAATCTGTGTAAAATCCACCTTGTTTTAATCCCCATCCTAAAAATGCATCAACACTACCACAATTACTTGCTAGTTGATACGTACCATAAGAGATACCGCCTGCATCATTGTAACCGCTAGATACACACGCTGGATCACCATTACTTTCATATTCAGCACTTAACTGTCCTAATTCAGCCATTGTAATTACTCCTTTTCTTTGTCATTGCTACCCCCATTCATATATTGGGAACGTTTAACACCGCCAGTAGCACCGATATAACCACCTAACACACCAACTATTACGCTTGCCAAATCTTTTTGTTCAAGATAAATAGTCATGATTAGTGCGGCTGCAAGTGCTAATAAAGTTATAGTATCTTCATAATGAATTTTCATTTAATCGCATCCTTTATTGATTTAACGAACGCTATCAACTCTTTAACTAAACTCATTGCACGTTGAAACCATGAACTTTCCACAAATTCAAGTTCAATCATATTTTCTACAATAGATGCTAACTCAACCATAATAGGTACTAAGTACAACAATGTAGACAAGAACACATCAATGCGACCTAGCATAGGAATATCCACATCCGGCAATGTTAATAGGATGAATGATAAGAGGAATAACCAAGGATAAGACTTAACTAATTTCTTAGTCATATCTGCTCGTAGTTTTCCGCTTACTAAAAATCTACGTTGCTTACCATTAACTTCAACACTCGCCCATCCTCGCCATATAATCGCAAGGAACATATTCTTAATGGTTAATTCTCTATTAGTAGCCAAATTAAAATTGCGTGCCTCAACTAAGACACGCAAGAATGTATCAACAAATACCAATACAACACTTGTAAATATGGCTAGTGAAATTCGCACCGCCTCTGCTACGTTAAACCCCTCAACCATGAAAGGTGTTAATACAACCTCAATCATTCTTACTCCCCAATTCGTTCTATCTGGATGCTCAAATTACTATCCTTTGTCATCATTTCTCTTCTCCATCCGTCAATATTGAATGTAGCCTTTGATATAAGACCAGTAGAAACAGATACATTGACTTCAATGTCTTTTGACTCAGTTATTGTAAATTCGTTGCTATCTCCAGAAATAGCATATACAACCGCCCTATATCTCCCTTTGGGTAAGTACACAAACATTTTTTCAGTCCCTCTCACATCGGTTGGGTACTTCGACCACCCCCATGGTTTAAAGGAAATTGGACTTGTTTGTATATAGTTTTTATTACCATTGGATGTGCGTTGCACTACAAATGCGGTCTTTGTATCGCCCAATCGTGCATAATATTTTTTACCACCAATCACAAAGGTTAATCGTCTATCACCAACATCACGCACATTATCGGTCAGTCCAAATGTTAATGTATCATTTCCTTTCTTAACTTTCAGATTAGGCATTATTCAACATACACCTCGTTTCCACCAGTAGCACTCCACAATTTCAATCGGCTATTTAATGATGTTTGTACTCTCCCCCAAGATTTCCATTTATCAGCCATAAACATTCTGTGGTATGTTTCACCATTGAACGCATGGAATGTTTGGTCTATCATCTTACCTTTGCCAAAGTTCATTACAATTAACATACCTTGTTTATGCGAACGTGGTGGATTATTAGCACCACCATCAAAGTTGATTTCAATAGCACCTTGTTCTGTGAATGTGTTCCAGTCTTTCGCTGCATCAACTTTAGAGTACGGAAAACCTAACTGGTCTACTTCTGTTTTCTTAACAAAGTTATCGTCTACATCCTTTTTCTTATAAATTGCCGTTCCGTAATGTTTGGTGGTAAGTACTGTGAAACTATCTGTACCATCATAGTGTTTAAATTCCTTACCTTTAACAAACGTATTAACGGAGTTATCGCCAAGTTCTACGTTACCGCTAGTAGATACCTTAGCCATACCAACACCATGTCCGTCAGGTTTATAACCCTCGATTAAGGTGTTGTTAGCCATTTTAAGTGCGCCATTTAATGTACCGCCTGTTAGTTTCAAGTAATCAAGCGTTGCCAATCGTGCGGTATTGATGGAGTTTTGATAGTCCTTATTTGGATCACCAACATAAATATCAACTTGGTGTCGCTTGTTTGGTTTTTCTGTTAAAACTGCAAAATAGAATTTGCCTTTGTAATAAGCTATATCTTCGATTTCAGTAGTTCTATTGATTTCAATAATCTGTTTAACTGTGCCAAATGGTGTGCATTCTACCAAGCTCCCAAGCGTTGCACTCATGATGCAGCCATTCAACATGAAAGCACCATTGTTATTGAAATCATCATATTCATAATCGACTTGATATGTTTTTAATTTCTTAAAATCATCGTTGTATAAGTTGATTTCACGCAAGCGTTGTTGACCGCTAATAGGTACGATGCTTACATAAGTCCGTGTGATTGGGTCATATCCAATATTAAATACACGTTCATTCAATGTAATAGTACGTTCATATTGCATTGTATCTGCGTTAAGTACTGTTAAGTTGTTACCATTTTTCAAGCCGTTTGCAAGATAAATCTTATTAGTGTTCTTGTTGTAGCACATAGTATTACAATGCCCCATCTTATCAGGGTCATTAAATTTGTAAGTGCCTACAATCTCAAACGTGGATGAATTGAGTTCATATAACACTTGATTAGTGCCATCACCATTAATACATGCTAATACAAACACATTCTTTTTATCGTTGTAGGTGAACCCCTGACATTGGTTTACTTCATCGCCATACTGAATATTTTTCACAAACGCAATATTGGATGAACCTTTAAGCATTGGTGTTTCAGTAGGATAGAATGGTTTTATATTGCTATACGTACCCATATCCATGACACTATCAACAGTATTGAAAGTTAGATGTTCATTAATTTTGTAGATTCCATTAGGTACTAACAATATCTTATTTTTAAGATTGTCATTAGCACGTTTAAATGCTGCGGTATCATCCGCTACACCATCACCAACTGCCCCAAAGTCTTTTACGGAAACGATGCCGTACAAGCTATCTTTAGGAATAAACTTTGTATCGGCTTCGGTTTTTGTAATCAAACCACCGCCATTAGGCAAGGCGATTTGTTCAGCTTTACTTGCTGCGACTTCTGCACGTTTAGCAGCATCAGCTGCCTTGATAGCGTTGCTTGCAATGGATGTTTGTTTGTTATCAATATCATTCTTTAAAGTCTTAGCTTGGTCTACAAGATTATTAATATCTCGTTTATCAACAGTTGTTTGACCTGCATAAGCCTTTGCATCTCTCACTAATCGCTCTGCCGTAGCAACATTAGTTGAGCTTGTATCAAGTGCCGTATTAGCTGATGCCAATTTATCATCAACAGTCGATGCTATTGTTTTAATCTCTTCGCCCAATCGGTTGATTATATCTGCATTAGCATTAATCTTATCTGACTTTTCAGAAATTACGTTCATAGCATTAATGGCATCATTAGCAGCCTTTACAGAACGCTCAACAATATCTTTTGCAACTTCATTTGCGTTCTTATCGCTATCCACTCTAATTTTTAAGGAGCGGTCTAGTTCTGCTTTCATCTCTTGTAAGATGAGTATGATCTTATCCGTTGCGTGTTCGATATTCTCGAATGGATATTCGTCCGGCAAGTCCATATCTTGTGAAATAGGTGTTTTACGCTCCAAGATAACCTTTTGCCCTACGGCTAGTGCATCCCCATTAGCTGGGTAAATTACCGATTTGGTGCTTTCGTCATAATCGATATTGCCTACTTGTACCGCCTCTGTACCATCTTCATCAACGATAGTTAGTTTAATATCCTCGATTTGGACAAAATCATACGGGAAAATAAACTTCTTATTTCTCCCATCGCATTGATACACTACAGATGGTTTCAAAACTTCTGGTGTCAATTTAACATCCCCTTTCAATGTATATAAATAGGACTACCCATTATGGATAGTCCTTATTTATCAATGTTTCTTTTTATCTTTTTTAGTTTTAAGTCTACGGTCAAACATGATAGCCATGATTACATCCTCTATAGCTGCATCGGTATCGGTGAATGCATATCTAGCTAATGTCCATAGTCCATCTGTAACAGTATCACTAAACCCAGTTGCCCTATTAGCTAGTTGACTAAAACTTCTGCCTACATCAATGCCATCTTTTTTATCGCTCACAATAGCGTTGCTAACATCAAAGAATTTTTCTGCAATGCTTGTAGCTAATACTGTGTTTCCTTTGTTATAAGGTCTTTCTCCCAATATAAACTTCATAGCCATATTGGTTATATCCCTAACCAACGGAACACCCATAGTACCTTGTGCGACCAACTCTTCGATAAATGACTTAGCTAAATCTTCTGGTTTATCATCATCACCATTCGTCATAGCTTTGTAAGCCATCATGCCTATTGCTGGAACTACCAATGACCACCATAGCACTTTAACGAACCTTGCATAATCACCTGTATCTTTTCGTGCGTAGTTACCCTCTGTAATGATGTTATATAACGTATTAGCGTAGGAATAGAACGGAATAAACATTTGCATAATAGAACTTCTGGCACGTTGAATAGCAGCAGCATCTTTTGTATCACCACTACCAAATATATCTCGGACTGCTCTATCGCCAGCCTCGATTGATTGTTGTTCTATCCATTCAAGACTTACACCCTCTTTACCAATTAGTTCCGCTTGCTTTTGATCATATGCAAATTTCCATACAGGAATGGATAATGCAAAGTCTGTTTCTGTAAGTAATCTGAACCCCATTTGATTTATATCATCTCGAATGTCAGATAACTGTTCTACCTTATAACCACCAACATTTGTATCACCTAAACGTAAACCTTTACCAGCGATAGATAAACCTTGTTTCAAGTCTTTGTCTAAAGTTTGTACACGCTCACGCATAAAGATTGATTTTCCCAATACAAAATCTCTAGTGTTGTTATAAGTAGTTGTGCCGTGTCCGTAAAAACCAATACCAGCATGATTGATGGCTCTAATCGTATTAACTACACCGATACGATAGAATGCAACAGGAATGTTCAACGCATTTTGTAATGCTACGGATACACGTCCAACCATAACAGCTGTATTTGTATTCTTTTTAAGCGTAAGAATTAATCTGTCAAAATCATTTGTTTTAGCTGGTTCATCTTGCCAGTTATCTCTAACCCAAGTTCGTAAGAATTGGTAAGTATCTGCACCAAATTTATCTACAATGTAGTTTTGCAATTCTCTGTTACTGATTAGCTTATTAACATCGGTTACTGCTTTACGCATTGTAACGTGGTTAATAGCCTCTGTGATAGCATTAGGAATTACATCAAAGTCTAATAGCAATGATTTATCCTTAACTACATCTAAACGTGATTTAGTGGCGCTCATACCAGTTCCCCAAACCGCATTACTACTTACCATAGTTTTTGCAATATCTTCGACTTGATTGTCGCTAACAGATGCATTTACTTTAGGGTTATACACGATAGGGAAATATTGCCCCTCAATATTTCTACCACCGATAGTGAATGTCAAACCCTCTACTTTCTTTAATGGGTTTCCGTAAAGTTCCTCTTGCACTCGGCTGCGTTCTTCAAAGAACGAATTGATATGATCCCATGTACGAATTACAAACTCCCAGTCCTTATCTGTCATGTGTTCTTGGAACGCACGTTCAATTTCAACCTCATTTGCTTTTGTTGTTTCCATTACACGTTGTCGGTTGCTTTCAGTACCCCAGTTAAGAGCAATCATGATAAGTTGCTCTTTTGTTAAGCCGTATAACTCACCAACTGTATACAAATGGTCATTTCGCATATCAAACAGTTCACGCTTGGAATATATTCCTACATCATTAGCCAATCTACGCATTGATGCTTCCTTACGTTCATTGAATGCTTGCGTTGCTCGGTTGATTGGGTCATAGATGTATTTAACTGCAAATCCGTTTTTACCGCCACCCATTCTACGTAAGAATATTTCAACTTTAAGTAATGCTAGATGAAAACTATATAGCTTACCACTTACTGCATCCATCTTAGTTTGATTGTTGAGTTTGTTGAATACATCGCCACTTTCTTTACCAAATGTTTCTGTAGCCTCGCCAATGATTTCTTGTACTGCATTTTCAAACGATACGCTTTCACCCTCATCGTTTAAGATGGTTGTACCCTCATACTCATTTCTGCCGTTCTTGTACATTCCAGTCATGAGTTCTTCTAGTGTTTCTAGTTCATTCATGGTGATAGAACGGAACGGCTTAGGTGTTTTAGAGTAGAACATCTCAACTATCCAAGGCTCTAATTGAACCATGCTTTGTTGATTTAGAATACCAACATCAGGATCTAGTGCTGCTAGTACTGTGTTCATATCGAACCCATCAACAGGTGGCAAACCATCATACTTAGTCAAACCCATTTGGTATGCCATGTGATTGTAGAAATAACGCATATTAGGTTCAATAGCAATAGGGTTTTTAGGTCTAGTCATGCGTTGTAATTGTTGTTTCAATTTCAATCGCAACTTCTTGGACTTTTCAAAGTTTTCAAACGCCACTCTTGCCCTTGCTTGTTGTAGCATTTGTTCACGCTTAAAGCCAAGTGCCTTATCTACATCACCGATTGCCAATGCTCTATCTGCTTTCTTTCCAGCAGTAACCGCTTTATTCTGATATGTTTTAAACTGAATAGCATTAGAAATAGGCAACTCACCTAATTCTTTTCTTGCTCGGTTCATGTAGTCTGAGATTGTTCCAAGTCCAGCACCACGAATAGAACGAACATTATTGATGCGATTGTTAAGCATATATTGTAATCGTTTGATACGTTCTTCTGCTTTTTCTAGTTGCTTAGTAGTATCAGTCAAAGCAGCATCTACTTTTTTCTTATCAGATTTTAACTCATCGTACTTAGTAGGTTTAACCTCTTTTTCGATTTCGTCTAACTCTGTATCGATGTTTTCTGCGTTAGTATCTAACTTACGAATACGTTCTAATAATTCCCAGTTCTTCGCTAATTCACGATTAGTAGACTTTTGAATAATCTTACTTTCCTCTTCGGTGAGTTTCATTTGACCTTGGGTAGATAGTAAGATTTCCTCTGCAATTTGTTCATTAGTTTTGCCTACATTGTTATCACGCATAAACTCTGCTTTCGCATTACGCATTTCTTGATTGATAGCATCGTTAAATGTAGCACCAGTTTGTTCTACTTCCGCTTTCTCTAACTCTTCAATAGAATTGTATTGTGTTTTTTCAAAAGCAATCTCACCAAATGCGTTGTATCGTTGATGGTCTTTATAGATAGGATATTGCTCAATCAATCGGTTTTCGATTTCGCCTTGTATTGCATCTTTTTCTTCTTCCCATTCCTTGATAGGTCTATTATCAAGTTCTTTCATGAGTTTTCGCATCACACGTTCTTTTGCTTTTTCTTTTACATCAGATATATAGGACTGCATACGTGCTTGGTCTTGTTCTGAAAGTTGCTTATAGAGTTCGGTTTTCTCAAACTGTTCAAGTTGTTGTTGCTCTGCGTATGCCTCAATATCCTCTTGGGTTGCGATCATACGCGCCATTACATCTTTAATATCAGATGGTACTTCACCACCTAATCGTTGAACGCTACGATAAATGTATGTTAGCCATTTGGAGAATTGACGGAATACTCTTTGCAATGCACTTGTTGGTGCTTCACCACTTCGCAAGTAGCTTTCCCAACCTCGTGCGAACTTCTCGTGTGCTTTGGTATTGTCTACGTTTTCACCATCAACCCAACCGCTCCACTCTTTCAACTTGTTCCAATCTGTTACAAGTTGCTCAGGTGCGTTTTCCATAGATGCTAATTTTTGAATATCATCAAAGAATACATGCCCCATTTCGTGTAAGAATGTACTTCTATCTGCGGTTTTGAAAATGCTGATAATGCGTTCACCATCTTTCATGATTTCTGTCATGCCATTTATAGATTGGTTGTACTTTTCAATGACTTTAATTGCTTTATCATCGAACACTACATAGCATCGTCCATCTGTATATCCATCATATGTAATGCCCTTAACACCAGTTGAGTTTAAAAATTCAGATGCACCTTTATCACCGCCAAATGCTTTTGACAATGCAACATAAACATCTCTTCCTGTATATGGTGTTTTTGTAAATGTATCACCGATACTTTCCAAGATTTTATCTTCTTTTATTTTTTCTTTTGCACCCTCAACTTCTTTCTCTTTTTCTAGTGCCGATAACTTTTCATTAATTTCACCTATTAACTTTTTAGCCATTTCAAATGTATTATCTGCTTTTAACTCGTCAAAGTTATATCCGTACTCAGCAGCAGCTTCTCTAGCAATTTTTTCTTTTATTTTACTTACATTGTTTACTAGAGCATCAGTTATATATTCCCTATCTTGATTTATGCTCTGTATTTTGCCTAGTATTTTTTCATACTCTTTATTAACAGGATAAGCTGGATGTTCTTTATAGTAAGACAATAAAGATTTACGTTTATCAATATCTAAATCGTTAACTGCTGATACTATTCGGTTAACAACATCTTTATTTTGCTCTTTGAAATATTTATCTTCATCAAGCATTGTTTTTTCATCTGGAATTTCAACTTTAAATAATTTTGGGCTCGTAGTTCCTAATCGTTTAGACAATACCTTTTGATAATTCTTAGATACTGATTTTTTCTTAGCAAAATACAATCCCCAACCATGTGCTTGATTACCCTCACCAGTACCAATAGCACCTAAATCAAATGTGTCAAAATCATGTGGTGAACCATGCCATGCGGATTGGTAGTACTGATAATTATGTTTCTTTCGGAGCTTGTCTAAATCATTTTCGTTTGGTATACTATTAATAATATTAGACCAACTAACACTCATTTGTCCGCTTGATTGGACGTTATTGACTGTTAGTTGGTTTATTTTTTTTGTATTAACATATAACAAATCGCCATTATTTATCGCATTAGAGTACCATGTAGTATTAACTCTAGGGAATATACTTTTAACCCTAGTTTGATAGCTATTTCTTCCGCTTTGAACATCAAAAACCAACGGTACATGAACAAGGTTATTTTGCGTATCTCTTAATTCAACAACGGCAATAATTTCACCTTTTACCGATGCATTAGCAACAGGGTCAAAGTTTTTGAATATTGCAATCGGATTAGATAACGCACCCGGTAACTGTTTCATAACATTTAAGTCAAACTTATGTGCATGCTTAGTGGCAAATACTTTATTAAGCATTTTCGTTGTTATATAAACATCACCAGTTGTAAATTTGTAGTCAGGATCTTTAATTGTGCTAAACACTAAAGGTGCTGACATTATTTTATTTACACCTTGTTTAAGCGTTCCGTTTTGGAAATCGTTTAATATTTTTCCCCATTGAGTTATATCGGCTTGTAATTTTTGATGCATTGCCAATTGTTGTGCATACCCTTTTTGGTTTTCTAAAACAGCATTCATGTTGATACGCACGCTATCACGCAAATAGTCCATAGCGGTATAATTCCCTCTACCCATTTGTCGCATATATTGTGCCATTATATCAGCGTGTTGTGCCATCAATAATGCATTTGCTTTTGCAGTTTCACGTTGTTTTCTATTTGTGCTTTCGCTAATAGCCTTAACTACTTCGTTGTATACATCATATCCACTTTTAGATAATTGCATCCGTAACGCTATGTCATTATTCGCCAATTCAAAGACTTTATCTTTCATAGCCTCTAGGCTTTCAATCTGCATCAACATATGTTCCATATCTGCATAATGTGCATCAGATTGTGCTAGTGCATCAGCGTTACCATCAAGGCTTGCCGTTGTAGTTGCTCGGCTATACTCATAGGCTGCTCGTCTACGTTCTGCATTTGTACGTGGTGCTTTACCGCCATTGTTAGCTTTATAATCAGTTAGCCATTGTGGTTCAATACCAGTACTTACCGCATCATTGATAGATTTATCAGAATTGTCAAAATCACTTGCATAGGTTTCTCTGTACTTTTCTTTTAATGTATGCAATAGATTATTAAAGTTACGTTTAATGTTTGTAGGGTCAGATAGTACCTCATTAAGTACTTCACGATCTACATCAGATGCACCATCAAATTCATTACGGATAATATCATCTTTGATACGTTCCGCTCGTTTAGATGTATCATCTTTCAATACAGATTTAGCTACATCTACTTCTTGTTTTGCACGTTCTAACGTAGCCAATGACATACCACCACGTGTAAAGTAAGAGGTTTGTTTTAATGCATCTACTGTTTCATCGGATAAGTTCATTGATACTTGTGCATAACTACCAATAGGAATTTCAACAGGTGCATCTGCCTCGATAGCTGCTTTTACTTCCTCTTGCGTTACCAAGCCATTATCAACCATATCACGAATTGCAAGTTGTCCGTTTTCAGATTGTACCAATTCCGCTACATCTACATATTGAGTAGATACACCTACTTTATCGCCCTGTGCTTGTACGATTTTGCCGTATAGTTCAGGGTTTTCTTTTGCGATTTTATTTGTAGTACTATCCTTACGAACATTATCCATAATGACTGCACCATTGCGGTTTTGCTCTGCGATGATTGCTGCTTGTTGTTGTTCAGGTGTTAGCTTTTGAAAATCACGAAAAGCCTTTGCAGTACGTGCGCCACCTACTGCACCACCAATAGCACCAAAACCGATTACCGCTGGCAATGCTTGTTTCATTGCATCTAGTGAACCGATAGCAATATCACCTACGCTATAATAACCCTCTAGGTCATTATCCTTGCGTGTTAGGTTATGTTGCACCTTTTCGTTTACATCTTGCAAGCCCTCTTCGAATAATTCAGGTACACCAGCTTTAATAGAGTTTTTAGCCATCTGGGCAACTGTTGTTCCAATACCTCTATCAAAGGTTTTAACAGTATCACCAACACCAGCACTAATAGCTTTTGCAATCATCCCTTTAGGGGCTACTGCTTTAAACGCTTTACCCATAGCTGCAGTTGCTGCAAACTCAATACCTGCATCAATAGCAGCGTAAGACATAGCATATTGATTAGCCTCTTGGTCTGTGTATACTCGGTTTCCGTTTGCATCTTTCTTTTGCGTGAGTTCAATGTACTTATTGCCAAATGACATTTTGTACATATTACGTGCCATATCAGCACCGCCACCCCATTTAGCACCAGTAGCAGCACCAGCGGTTGCACCTACACCCTCTGTAGCCAAGCCACCAATTAATGCACCAGCAACTGCACCAGCTACCGCACCTATACCGCCTTGTTTAGCCATCATATAGCCTTGTCCAGCGGTTTCACCGATTACAGATTGTGCTACATCTAGTCCATCTGCATGACGATAATTTGAAAGGTTAGTTTGTAATCGTTGAATTTCGTTTGTTAATTCTTCGATTTTCTTAGGGTCTGTAGTGTTGGATAATTCATAACCAGCATCGCCCAATTTCATCTGATCATTGATAGACCATATATTCTGTTGAATGCTATCCCATATACCATGAGTAGACTTGATGGACTGCAAATTCTCTAAGCTATACATAGCTTCTGATTGTGAACCATATTTCACTTTGTATAACTCTGGGTACTCATCATATAGAGATTGTACTGTTCGCCCTCTATCTACTTGATTGGCAAGATATGCTGCTCTCGTGAACCCTGTTTCACCACTATTTAAAATAACATCAGCACCGATATTTAATTTATTAGCATAGTCTAGTGCTGCATTAGCTTTCACCGCATCACTACTTGCATAGATAAAACGTGCTGATGCAGCTTGCAAGGCTGGGTTATTTACAATAGGGTTTTCCTTTAAAGCCTCACCAATGGTAGATACAGTTTGTAAGGTTCTATCCTTACCGCTACCAGTTGTATCGACTAGATAAGGTGCATCTGCTAAACCGCCTAACGCATTACCTACTTGTTTTACTGCATCTACTGCATTGCCAGCCCAGCCATCAACTGGTTTGAGGTCTGTTTTATGTTCGTTTGTATTTAATGTTCCATTAGGGTTATATTGCGTAAAATGCCATTTAGCCATGTATTACTCCTTACTATTCATTATCACCAAATGTTCTGTGGAAATCGCTTTCTTCATAATCTTCGAATGTTCCATCAGGTCTAGTCATTCGTACATAGTGTCCACCATCATCACCGATGATTGGTTGATAGTCAACGAACCCAGCACCACGGATAGTAGCCAATGCCACATTACTTTGATAGTTATCACCACGTTCCCAAAAGTGATTAACTTGTGTGGTTTGGATAACTTTCTGACCTGCTATTTCGTTTGCGTACCAAATTTGATTTTCATAACTTGGTGGCTCTCCACCATTCTCCATAGTCGCTTTTCTATACCATGCTGCAAAATCTTTTCTGAACCCTTGTTTGAATATACCTTTTTGACTATCTTTTAGGTTATCTACCGCATCATCCATGATGTGCTTTACTGGTGATAGGTCTACACTATACTCTCCAGTACCATTATCCCTATCGTTAAGTTCTTTATTTAGGCTGCTTTGTTCTTCCATAGATAGTGAACCATTTTCTGCAGCATACTTTAGAATTTGTTCAGATGGTACATTATTAGCAATCATCTGTACTAGCGTTGCTTTGTACTGTGCATTGTTTTGTGCTGAAATTTCTCTACGTTCTGCATTGATGTAACGATTTCTAGCGGCGCCAAATGCAAGCGTTAATTCTTTGTTATCGCCAATAGCACTATCTATAAAGTTTGCGATTTCACCATTAGAAGCGCCATTCTTTTCCATATTGATTACTTGCAGTTGAATAGCCTCTTTTTGCCTAGCCAATTCTTCTGCACGTGCTTTTTTGCGCTTGGATACTTCCACCTTGTAGGCTTTCATATATTCTTCTCGTTTTTGTAAGAGTTCGCCGTCTGTATATCCTTTAGCACTACCGCTAAACTTACCCACACCAACTACAGGGTATATATCAGCACTTACGATAGATACGCCACCACTACCAGCTTGTGCCACTTTACCATCGCCCATATAGATACCAACATGAGTTACACCCTTATAAGCTTGGTTATTTGTGTTTACTGCGTTCGGATCATCACTAGGCGCCCATCGTTCGTTATTGCTTTCTACGTACCAAAATACTAAATCACCTTTTTGTGCTTGTGATATATCTTTAACTAACTTACCCTCTTGTTCCGCTTGTAAGTACTGACCATCTGCGGTGCGGTAGTTAAGAGTAACCCCAGCTTTTGACATAGCATCTAAAGTGAATTTACCGCAATCTGTACTTTCGCCACCATCACCACCTAGCACATATGGTTTGCCTAACTGTTCGTTAACTGCACCATCAAGTGCAGGTAGGTTTATATTTCCGCCTTGCCCTGCTTTAGGTAGACTAGCTATAAATGCATCAGCACCTTTTTCGATACTAGCATCATCTTCACCATATGTATCTACATCACCTACAATACGTTTATCGATTGTTTGTTGGGTATTAACCTTATCGATTGCCACGGCTGCTTTAGATAACACACCCTCACTCACACCCATTTCTCGTAGTGCTGCTATTGTTTGTGGACCTGCGGTAATATCATTTCGTGTTACTGTTTCATCAATAATTGCAGCGCCTACTCGGTCTGCTACTTCTTGATATTTAGCTTTTACAAATTCTTCACCACGTTCACCATACATAGTTTCAATGCTACTCTTAATAGTGCTTAATGAGTTAGATACAATATTAGGATTGTTATAGCCTAGTACTGCAATCTGTTCAGATGATTTCACATTGTTATTAAATGTTACATCTTTGTACTTCTCACGTTCGGAACGCTCATGCACTTGGACACGTATATTATTAGCGTGATAATCTTTATCCGCCATTTGTAAAAATCGTTCACGCAATCGCTTATTGTTAGGTAAATTACTTAATACCTCTTGTCTGATGTTATATTCACTTTCATTAAATAGTTGCGTTACATTAGCAGCGCCATTTAACTCTTTATGTAAAATACCAGTTTCTTTATTGGTCAATTCATGTGATATACGATTTTTATAATCTGTTTCAGCGTTCATATAAGCGATGTTTAAATCTTCATCAAGTCGCTTTTGCATCTGTTCGTTAATGTTATCAATGGCATTAATTACACCTTTTAAACCTTGTTGATTACCGCCAAACGCTAATTCATTGCCAGTAGCTTGCACACCACCACTAATTGTATTTAGTTTTTGTTCGCCATTGTAATTAACTAACCGCATTAGATACCCCACTTATTACTTCTGATAGTATTTCTTACAAACCTACCATCCCTAACCAAGTTAGATTGTTGAGATGCTTTTAAGCTAGGTGAATAATATCCACCGCTATTACTACTACCGCCATACTGACCTTTCAAACCATAGATGCTAGATGCACCACTTAATATCGTACCTAGCATTGCCATTCTAGTTTGTGATTTAGCGTTGCTTGCCGCTGCACGTGCGGTGCTTGCCTCGTTTCGATAGTTCATGCCATTAAGATATTCATTGTAGATACTGTTATTTTTGTTAGTTTCCCAATTCTGAATATCCTTGTTGTATTCGTCATAGCTACTAGCCATTAACTGTAATGGTGTACCACTCATAGCTAAACCGCCTGCACCAGTTTCTGCTACGTTCTGCCCTTGGATAAGTCGCATCTTATCGGTCATTTTATCTCGCTCTTGCAAGGCTTGGTCTGCAATCTGTTCTTGCTTGCGATCACTTATGCGTGCGTTAGCCTCTGCTACCCTTGCCTGTTGTGCGTACATTGCAGCTTGCGCCTTACCTTGTTGGTGTTGTGTAAACAACGTACCAACCATGCTTGCTGCCGTTAATGCAATAGGGTTACACATTCGCATCCCCCTTTCTCAATGTGAATAAAACCATATCCCCATCGTTAATATCGTAATGAATAACCGCACCTAAAGATTTTAGCCATCTAATGGTGCGGTGATTTTCTTTGTGTATGTAATTGAATAAACATTCCCTAGTTCGTAACCATTCACGAATGATATTTCTACTAACTTTTATGAATTGCTTTTGCAATGTCAAACTACGTTCAAAATCTTTACTCCCCAAAAAGTAAATGCAATGCATCCCATTTATTGATGTGTTTGATACCCCATATACACATAACGGCTTATCATTATCAATTACAATGCAATTTTGATAATCTTCCCCAAGAATATCGTTCACAAAGTCATTTTCTCCATAGTTTGAATTTTTTCGATTGATATATTTAACCTCTAAGGCATCTATCGAACGTAAGTTGATATATAACTCACGAATTAACGAAACGTGCTTAGATGGACAAATTTTACATTCCATGAACATTTGGGAAACCACCGCCAATTTCTACTTCTCTTGTAACCGCTAACAAGTTAAATGGGAAAGGTTTTGAGTGCTTTATGCAAATTTCTGTATTTGTATTAACGCTAGTTGCTATCTTAGGTAACACGATTACAGTATCGCCAGTAAATAGAGATTTAGGTTTTAAGATTAAATCATCTACATCATCAAATGTTTTGCCAACGCTGCCACCATATGAACGATATAACCGCAACGCAACTCGTGACATAGTAATCAATCTACATTGCAACGTGCCATCGTTTATTTGTTGCTCTACGCTAGGTATTTTAATTTTAGTAGTGTAAGGTAACCCAACAGTAATTACATTTGCTTTGCCATCTAATTTAATAACACCAGTTGGTGGTACTACCCTAGATGGCATCTGTTGTCCATCAACTACTATGTCTACCATTTGCCCTACTAGGTGAGGTGCGTTAATGTAATCAGTCTTAATTGAATTAGCAACTTTAACATAGCAATCTAGGAACACATCGGAGTTATCTTCTGTGTATAGCGGAATGCTACGTTCAATGCATTTCACACTCTTATTATTAATTACACGATCTACAACAAAATAGATTGTGTCTTGTTCACCCTCTGCCACACTCTCTACATATCGGTATTTACCATTTGTAACAAAGTGCGACCAACCATACACCTTTTGTTCAGGAATATAAGTTAAACAGTTGAGTTGTCCATCATCTCGTACATAGTATATTATAGAGTCAGGGTCTTGTGCATATGCACTTGTAACTGCCACATGACCTTTAACTAATGTTTTAACAAACAATGTAAGGTCTTGCCCTGTGTAGTTATCACTTTCATAAGAATAGCCCATATCACGAACAGTACCGCCACGCTCTTGAACGAATACGCATCTATTACCGATAAACTGTGGTTCGCATTTTAACGCACCACGTTGTGTTTGTGTTTTAAGGTAACAGTTAGTAGGTGTAATAGTCTTACTACCATCTACTATCCACTCATTACCGCTAGTTAAAACAATTAAGTCATTAGCTGGTACAAGGTGTCTAATCTCATACATCTTGCGGTTGATTACTGGTAGTGTGATTGCGCTATCATCTGTGATTGTACCGCCTACTTTTTCAACACCAAAATTAGGATAATCACCAGTACGGCTAAACCAAATATAGTTAGGCTTGCTATCAGTAGCAGCAACTACAAAACGATCTTGATAGAATGTACATAATTTAGGATAACCTCTACCCCTATTCCAACTGCCTAACTTCCATTGGTGGCTAGGTTCACCCTCTTTAATACCATTCAGAACATTAACCTTTGCGTTCTTAGCATCGGTTACGCTTTTAATCTCAACGATACCATATTGAGTAAACGGCATAATAGATAAGTCGCAATTAACAGAACCACCTTTAATATCGGAGATATATTTTAACCTTGCTCCAGCCTCTATCTTACCTGTATCAGTTACATTGTAGTCATTCTTAGAGGTGTATGTTCTGTAATCTTTCCAAGTCTGCCCATTGTTGTTAGAGATTTGAATTTTAACTGTACCCTCCCATGTGCCATGAGTGGTGAATTTCCATGATAGTTCTGTATCAGTACTGTAGCTTTCAACATTGTAATTAATGTTGTTGTAGGTCTTTTCTATTCCTTGTGGTTGCATATAGCGTTTGACTTTTTTCGCTACAACGATACCGCTAATCTGTGTATGTACCGCCTCCACATAGTATGCAATCTGAATTACACTACCAACCATATCTTGTGTGAAAAGGTCTTTTGTAGATGTGATCGTATCGCCATTAACAACTAATGTATGAGAATTGTCTGTGTTGATATCCTCGTATGGTTGCTCAGATAATTTGTATACATCTAGTTTCCAGTCTGTATCACTATACCTAGATAGTGTATGGATAGGATATTTACCGCTACAGATGAACATTACATCGCCACTTTGGATACAGTTTAATTCACCTACAATGTCCGCCTCAAATGGTGTTGCTACTTCAACACTTGTATATACACCATTCCGCCATACCCTAACATATCTATCACCAAATTCAAGCATGAATGATTGGTTCTTATTGGTGGTAAATTCAAACAGTCTAACAGGCTTATCATTGTATTTAGCGTAACCAATAAACTGTGAACCTTGCCTACGTGCTACCGCTCCATAGGGTCTAATTACCGCATTTTCAGCAAGCAGTAATGCACTTTTATATTGTTCTAAGTCAAATCGACTAGATACATCTGGCGATACTTCGCCTGTAGTAAATGCGACTTGTCCGATAAACATAGGTTGCATATCACCAACTCCTTGCTTTCAAATAGCTAGATACATAAGGCATATCTAGTCTACGTTCTTTTGCGCTCATAGATTTTGCCTCTTGTAATGCTGCTTGATATAACTTGTACGATTGGTCGAATAAACCGCTATTGCCTGTTAGTGGCATCGCTAAATCAGATGCCATCTTACACACCAATGCTTTAACGAATATAGGGTTCATTACATCAGCATCGGTTATATCGTACACATAATCAATGTGCATCAATGGTACATCAGATACGATGTACTTTGTATTGTTATCAGTTAGGTAAACATCATATTCACGTTGCTTTTCCGCTCGGTATCTATCACCCTGTGGAATGACCGCAAGGATGCGAACACACTTTTCAGGATATGCATACACATAACCCCAGCCATCTATCTTATGTTCAGATAGTACCGCTCGTTCACGCTTACGTGCAAAGTTCCACTCAAACTGTTCTAACAATACTCTACGTGTTAGATCATAATGCAATCTACATTGTCTAGCAGGTTCTGTTTCTTCTGTAATAGAACGTATTCGACCTGCGTTTATAAGCGATAACGCTTGATTACATACATCAGTAGGTGTCATATTCTCACCTCGTTATAAAAAAAGAGGGATGCAATATGCACCCCTCGTTCAATTATTCAGCAGTTTCTTCCGCTTTTTTACCTTTGGTTTTTGCCTTTGGTTTTTCTTCTGTAGGTTCTACAGTTTCNTTCTGCGACTTCTTCTGCACCAACAGTTTCAAACAAATCTTTGAAGTAGTCTTTATCGTATTCAGCTACTTCTTCTTTTGTAAATTCAACTGTTTCACCATCTTTAATTAAACCCTTTGTATTGTGGTACAAAGTTACTTTTGCAATATACAACATATTAGCCACCTTATTTAATGTTAATGCCACTTGTCAAGAATGCGGAGATTTGACCGCCAGTCATATTGTTTGCGTTGATGCGGATGTATTTCTTACCACCATTAGCCAAACGCACTTTGTATTCTGTACCAGCTGGTGCATTAGCTACCATTGTAATGCCATGCAACAATACCGCATCAGCCATATTATCTTTGTCGGATGTATAGACATTAAACAATGGTGTGCCAGTTACTGTTTTGTCGATGCGAATAACAAGGAATAAGTTAGGGTCAGCATCGCCACCATTACCATTCATCACCACATCGGAGTTAGTGTTTGTTGTAATGTCTTTCTTGAAAAAGAATGTATTTTGAGTATCAATAATCATATATGTTTATCCCCCTATTAATTAAGCAGTAACTCGTGCTTCTGTGGAAAGTAATGCATCGATTTTACGAACAGGAATGCCGTTAGCACGTGTAACCATTTTACCCATTTCCATATCTTCTGTGATTGTAGAACCATGTACTTTGTTCTTTTGCAAACGTAAGAATGTACGCAATTCTTGGTTCATGTACCATACAGGACGGCAGCCAGTAAGAGATTGCATTTTTTCTTCTGCACGGATCATTAAGTTAATCAAGTTAGGACCTGCGGAAATATCTTCTTTAATAGCTTTCATATCGATATTAGCGATACGTACTACATAGCGCCAATCACGAACCGCTAAACCAATGTTTTGTTTGAAGTGAGTGCGGTAACCTTGGAACATAGAACCATCAGCCTTAGTGATTGTTACTTCGCCCAAATCTTCTTGTTGCAAGCCAGCCTCACTACCACGTGGATAGATGCCGTGTACTGTAAGTGGACTCCAACCTACAAGCCACATAGATGCAAGGTTAGCAGTACCACCAGCATCGATAATGTTTTTAGCGCTTTCAGCTTTCTTAGGGTCTAATGTATTGAAACGTGCGGACAAACCAACAAACTTTTCAGGAGTTGTTTCATCACCATAGAAGAGTGTACGTGCGATTTCTTGACCCATAGCCTCTACAAACGCACTATCTTCTGTAGCACGGAATGCAACAGGGTCATTGGAAAGTTTAACCAAATCTTTATCTACTTCGGAGTAAGCCTCTAACATACCGCAAGTGTCGGTAATTTGTTTTGTAGTAGATTTAGATGGTTGCACACCACCATAAAGCATACGCCATGTAGCATCAGGTAAGCCAGTACGTACAGTTGTTTTGTTAGATGTACCATCATTACATTCAATCATTGTCATATCTTGAATGATTTCATTAGATTGGTTTAATTGTTCGATGATTTGCGCAACTTTTCCGTTAGGATCCATGCGCTTTTGCAAATCAATTAAAGTAGGGTTTTGTGTTCCGATTGTAGCCATAAATTATTTTCTCCTTTTATTTGAACATACTCGGATATAAGTTTCTTCTAATTGCATCTTCTGACTGTGTACCGCCAGTTGGTTGTCCACCGCCAGCGTTATTATCTTCACCAGCCATGTCAGCAATTTTTTCAAACATTTGGATAACTTCAATACGATTACCTAAGCCATTTTCAGCTAAGACTTCACGGATATTAGGAATTGTTTTTTCGATTAACTCCACACCAGTCGCTGCCTTTTGTACAGTTGCATCATATTTATTCCCTAACACCTCTTCGGTGTGTTTTTTGTATCCCTCATATTGCTCAACCAAAGCCTCTTGTCTTTTAGTTTCGTAAGCGGTTACAAGGTCTGTAGCATACTTATTACCAAACTTAGCCATCTCGACTGCTTGTTCTTGTGTAGCACCTACGCTATTGAGTAGCTTAGAAAAGTCAGCTGCGATTGTTTGGTCTACTTCGCCACTATCAAATGCTTTCGTAAAGTCATATACAGTAGGCTCTACAGGTGGTTCTTGGTTGCTGCTTGTGTCAGCACTACCACCTAAGATTGTGTCTTGGGTATTTGTATCGTTATCCGTAGTAGGTGTACTACTATCTGCACTCGTTGTGTTATCATTCGTGCCTTGCGTTAAATCTTCTGCCATAGTTATTCACCTTTTTCCTCTAAATCTTTAAATAGTTTTTGTTGATTGATATATTCAAGTTGTGCTTGATGGTATTTAAGTACACCCTCAACACCATCACCAATTTGTCCTAGCATATTCATGTATGCTAAACCTACTTTTCGTTTACCCTCATTGAAGAATGTTTCAGAATTACCAGTAAACGATTGTTTTAATATGTCGGTTCGGTCTAAAAGCCGGCAAAAAAACCACCTACCAAGTTCAGTACTTAGTACGTGGTTCAACGCATCAATATCACGATCACGAATATATTCTTGTTTTGTTTTACTCATCTACACCCCCATACCCATTAACTGTTGCATTACTGGGTTTCCGTCATTGGCTGCCTCTGTTGCTTGTTTAGCAGCACCAGCCATTTGAGGTGCTAGTTGTGCCATTTGCATTGCTTGTGCTTGTTCTTGCTCTTCTTGTTGTGCTTGTGCTTGCTGCTCCATAAGTTGTTGATACTCGTCATTAGAACGAATAACCTTAATAGGTACACCAAGATTTACACCGTAAATATCCGCTGCCTCTTCAAAGTTAAACTTCTGAACGATGTTAGCATTGCCCTGTGCTAATGACATAATGAATGCATAGTACTGTTCAATATTTACCAATGAAGACATTTTCTGTGCTTGTGCAAGCGGTGAGATGTATTCAATCTTAACATCTAACCCATTCAGCATTTCCGCCACTTCATCGTCAATCGGAGGGAATATTCCAGCCCTATCCAAGATGCCATAAGTACGTTCAATGATAGGGTTTAAAAACTCACTTTGTAAGCGTTCAACTACAGGACCTAACTGTTGCATCTTTTCTTGTGTACGTTCCATAACCTCACGTGCAGTCATTTGCCCTGCATCTAGGTTATCAAGCATCAAGAATAAATCAGCACTATAGGCACGCTTTATGCTTTCAGATACGAATTGTATCTTAGCTTGTACGTTTGCCACGTCAATTCCAACGTTAAATATAGGTTCAACTTTTTCGTTTGTATCAACTTCTGTTACACCTCCCGGAAACAGATTAACACTACCGATTACACCAGATGATGCACTCATAGGTGGTTTAATACCTAATTCAATAGCCGTTACTAAATCTTTTTCAAGTAACTGTAACATCTGTGCATCTGATTGTGCGAACCATGCACACCCTTTACCATAACCGCTTAGATCATGTGTAGTGTGCCTTGCAATCGGTATCGCCCACTCTTCAAATCCACTATGTCGCAAGATTTCATCTGTGTTACTATCCTCACACCAATAGATAGAGGAATAAGGCATATTCTTATTACCTAGTTTTCCGTTGCGGTCTTTGTTTGGCAATACAAACCAACAAACAATAAATGTACTTGCATTACCCTTGCCCTCATCATAAGCACGTTTAACTTTATCAGGGCAAGCATTATAACCAAACTCTTCAACCAACTGGTCAGCGGTCATTCGGTACTTTCGACCAAATGTATTTACATCACCATTACTGCCACACTCTAATGCGTATGTACCGATTGGATAAGATGTGAACCTCACACCTACTTTTGCATCAGGCATGATTGACATAGGTGCTTGTCCAAACGGTAACTCCATATAGGTTTGATGTACTGTGTTATAGAAGTTAGATTTAGCAAATACTGCGTATAGTATCTGTTCTCTATCATCTAATACTTCCGCCACCTTACTATTAGCAGCTAATTCAGCATTCTCTAACGTGAGTTTAAACCATTTACGGCTAGGCGGTGTCATGCCACTCATTACGCCACTAGCAAATATTTGGCAACTTTCCCAAGCTACACCATTATTAATCTTATCGGTGTAGACTTTCGATTGGTCTTGTTCATCATCAAACACACCAAGGAAAGGTAATTGATAATCTCTAATGTCTTTCCACCTAGAAATGTACTTTTGACGATTGTCGAACATAGCATTAAACTTTGCCTTAATTTTCGTGTAATCACGTTTTTTAGGTTCTGTGTTAGTTGGTTGTCTAGCAAGCGTTGATAGGATAGTTCCTTGCATATCTAACCCCCTAATGTTGTTTTAGTGCCAGTTGCCGTAGATAAGATAGTACTTTCAAAACCTTTCTTACCTTTCTTTTTCTTTGCATACCAATCTTCACCAGTTGTTGTAGTAGCATCATCTGTTTGTACAGTCGGTGCTGGTGCTGGCATTGGTGTGTTAGGCATCTTATTTTTCATGCACATTTAATCACCCCTTATCGTTTAAATGGATCATACTCAGTGTTAGCATGAACCCTACTCCCAACATTCACTTTTTTAGTGACCCTGAACGCAAAGGTCAAGGCTAATGCATCGCCTTTGTTTGGAGATGGTAACCCTCGTTCTTTCATATCTTTCTTGCTTTCAAGTTGTATTCGCCCATTCTTATCAATGAGTGCCTCTGGACTCGTTAAATCGTCATACAACCCTTGGTCATTAGGTGGAATAGAACCGCCCTCTTTTAGCCATTCTTTCATCTCGCCCCACATATATGCACGCATATTCAAATACATATCATTAGGTGCTTTACCACCAAAGGCAACTAACCGCCATCGTCTGCCCATTGACTTACCGATACTATAAATACCTGTGCCGTAGCCTTGGTCGATAAATACTGCATCCGCTTTATATTCATCCTCAAATTGGGCAATGAGGTTAGCCATTCGCATATCATCATCGTTCTTTTCAATAGTTGCTAAACACTTCATAGAGTAGCCATTACGCATTACTATTTCTAACGTATCGCCACCAGTCCATGCTGGGTCAACACCAATGATCGTTGGTAAGTTATTAAACTGTCCAACTTTGTATACTCGTTTCTGTGCCTCGTCTGCTATTTCTGCGGAGATAAACTGTGTATCGGATGCACTAGGGAATAACCCTCTTACACGCACCTTTACAAAGTCGCTATCCTCACCATGAATATCAACCCATTCTTGCAACTTAGCTTTGTTTGAAATCTTAACTGTTCTACTATCAATCTGATATGTAGTCCAGTAGTTACGATGCTTTCTAAAACATTCTCTAAACCTACCGCTATTACGTGTAGGGTTTCCAAACACGCACCATATAATCTCTGTTTCCTTATCCGTCAAAGCACCCTCTGTTACTTCCCATATCTTGTCAGATATTGCCGATGCCTCATCGAATATGATAAGTATTCTATTCCCTTGATTATGTAGACCTGCGAATGCCTCTGGGTTACTTTCACTCCATGGAATAGCATCTATCCGCCATGTCTTTTCGTATTGTTTATCAGCACTAAACAAGGCAGTAGCCGTATAGGTGAATAATTCTTTACCTATGAATAGGTTGTACCACTTATTCAACTCAGCCCAAGTTTTAGACTTTAACTGTGTATCAGTATTAGCAGTAACTACCCCTCTTGTATTCTCATGTGTAGCAATAGCAAATAGTATCAACAATGAAGAAAAGGCGGACTTACCAATACCATGCCCTGATGCAACTGCAATTTGTATCGCCTTGGCTAATGACTTACCCTTACGTAGTTCTTCGCCTATTTTCTTGAAAGTCTTAACTTGCCATTCGTCAGGACCATCAAAGTTTTCTAAAGGTGTACCTTTTTCTCCCCAAGGAAAAGCAAAATAAACAAAGCCTAATGGATCATGAGTGAACGAACCCAACGCATCAATCAGTTGCGCTTTGTTGTACTTCATCAGATTTCACCCTTGCTTGTTTCATCCTATCGGATATATCAATCTCTATTTCTGCATCAAGTTTGACTTTGTCAGTAAATAACATATGCCGTTTACCTAAGAGTTCGGCTGCCTTAGTTCTATCTGCTACAGATACATCTAAACCAAACGCATCTTTTTCCTCACCACGCACAACCCTAGTCAAGTATTCCAATACTTCATCAGCCGTTGCGATTGTGTCTTTGCTGCGTTCGTTCATGACTGCATCTATATATTGGCGCACGTTTATTTTTGTTAATAACTGACTACCCTTACTTCTTGCCGTCTTTTCTGAATATCCAGCAGTAATTGCGCTTTGTGTTCCGTTGGTGGTCTTAACGTATTCATCAGCGAATATGCGTTCTTTCTTAGTTAGTTTTTGTGCTAATTCTTCTATATTCGTCAATGTTACTCACCACCTTTATATGTTCTAACTAAAAATAGCAACACCTCATGTTGTTTGGTGCTACTATACTCGCTTTCTTTCTTATAGAGTTGTTTCTCTTTAAAGGTTTTACCCTTTTTATACTTGTGAGGGAATGTTAGTTTGTACTCTTCCTCTGTATACATTCGACTGACAATATATATCTTGCATGGCTTATCATATTTGCTCCATGATTGCCGTACATCTACTACATATCGTCTACCATTCATCTGTAACGCTTTAAGCAGTTTCTTTATCGTTGGCTGGTAATTCACATCCAACACCACACAATACCAATTAAGATTAATACACCACATACGATAGCTAAACCATCAATGAGTGTAATCATTGTATCGCCACGATGTTCATAAGCGTATTTCGCCTTAGCTTGTAACTCTTTGTTGTTCAAGTCTTTGGCTGCTTGTTTAAATAGCTTTCTATCTTCAATAAATTGTTTGATTGCTTTAATCATTTCAACACTTCGCCACCTTTCCTTTTTAATTTCCCATGTGATCGTACACATAAGCCGTGATTACATTTACTAGCGCCGCCATATGTAATGTATGTTTGGCACAAGCCATCATACTCTATTGTCTTTGCAGTACATATGCCATTCTTATTGTTAAGGCATTTCTTTTTGCAACACAAAACATCCGTCATAATCTCCCCTTTATGATAGATTTATACAAAAATTGGAGTATATCGCCGTGGATACACCCCATTTTGTGATAAATTTATTCATTTTGTTTATGTTAATTATTCAAAACCGGAGTTATACCATCGCTCTCTTGTCGATGTAACACATAGGAATTAGCATTTCTTCTAAAACTCTATATCGTGTGTTAAGTACCTAGGAAACAAATATAACTCCAGTTTTCAATAATCACTCAAAACTAGGTGCGTTGATGATATGACAATTTATACATTCTGAGGTTCAACTACGAATAAGAAATTACAAAGTTGGAAAAGAGAAACACACCTAGTTTTCAATGATCATTACACACTCAATACCAGTAGCTAACATTTTGATGAATTATATCAGTTGTTAGGCTAAGTAATAACAAGTTATGAATGGAGGTCGCTAGCTACCAGTATTCAATGTGTAACCAATAAAGGGTAAGTTCGTATCTATGAAAGTGATAATGTATAAGCTCTAAAGTGAAGATATTCGACTTACCCTATATCAGTTTGCAGTAGTTCTACATATAAAGTTTTTGTCTTAACACTTACTTTCAAATTGAAATTAGAAAAAAGTATAGTGTTTCACTCACCAAATCAAATATGGTTGCGCTGCTACTCTGCGACCGTTAGCGCTATACGTTCCATTTCGCCCATATACAACAAAGGCACGCTCTTTTATGGGCGTGCTTGTTGTTGTGTTTTGATTTGTCCTAAGGAAAGAGTGAGTAGTAGTCGCTTAGTGGCAACTTCTACACATATATTATACCTAATAGCAAACCATAGATATACTGACATTTACTGACATTTACTG